TGGATTTATCTCACTAGTTTGTAAAGAAACCATATATTGTTTATTATATGAATCCCAACTACCTATTATATTACCCTGCCCAAATTCTGATGAGCTTATAGTCCCAAAAGTATCTCTAAAGAAATCTGTCATACCATATTCTGATATTTCTGTAATTCCGTCTTGAGACAATCTTAAAACACTATTTCTATATCTATCTGTAAAGTATTTTCTATAACCATATACTGCAAAACTAAGTGGATCTTTACTTATTCCATAATTACCAGCATAAGGAATATTCTGTCCAATTACAGCATTTGAGGAAGTAACTGTTCCTCCTCCTTCCGCTGAATATATAGCGTCTTTTTCTATTAAAGATCTACTTACTTTATTCTCTTGAAAGATTATTAAGTTGGTATCTTCTGCATATAACTTTTGAATTGATCCACTCGCTGGATCTAAACTTCTAGTTATCTCTTCCCCTATGGAAAATACATTCGTATTGTTTACTCCAGTTCTAGAATTAAATATTCCAGAATATATCATTGAGTTGCCTCTTATATTTGCATTAGGTTCTTCCTCTACTAAATATGCTCTTACTCCAAAATCAACAGATGTATTATTGTATCCGCCTGTTATTCTTGATTCTTCTATTACCCAATTGTATGGCTCTTCTGTAGATAAAGTAACCGGCCTAGGAAATCCACCTAAACTCTCTGGTATACCCAATGAACCGGCCCATTCTCCTTTATAATCAGAATTGGTAGTTTTCTTTAGTAGAAATGTATTGAAATATTTTACTTCTATTATTGCGCCCATATAGTTATTATTACTTGATTTTTATATAAATTACCCTATATTAAGAGAAAGAAAAAGTATACCCAGTTGTTGTAATTGTCGTAGATATAGGCAGCGTTGTTGACAATGGATCTATACAAAGTCTTGTATCAGTTATCAACAAGGCTAAGTCCGAAGAATTATACAACCACCCGCTAGGGCAACTATATCCCGTACTAGGTATTAAAATAACACTTCCTCCACTTATTAAGTCTACCCAACTATTAGCATACGCATAATAACCAGGAGTATACGGATCTGCTCCTATAGAAGGCACCTGTATTATTACAAATTTTTCTGTTCTACCAGAAGATGAAGTAAAAGAATACTCTCTAACGAACGTGGGATTAAATCCTAATCTAAGAGTAAACGTAGTATCCGTCGAATCACCAACGCCTCCAGCATCCGTTAATCTCATTGTAATTATATATGGTCCAATTGGTAATATATTAGGATAATAACTATTATACAACATTCCTTCCATTGAATTACTTTGTATAGAATTATTAACAGTAAAATATCCAGAAGGAACCGGAGTACCACCTAAATTGGTAGCACTTAATAATGTCCATGTCAATGGTGGATCATTTGCTAAAGCTGGATTTATACACCCATTTTGACCCTCTAACGCAACTAAATCTGTAACAGTAGGATTACTAACTATTATTTCTCCTGGAGCAGGTGGATCGATTACAATAGGATCAACATTTCTTAATATTGCTGTTCTAGATAATGTTCTATCTAAACCACTTACCGTAGCTATAAATGTAAAAACAAAATTATTTAATTGGGATTCAGCGCCTCCTCTAAAGTAAACATTGTTATAAAAAGCCGCTTTAGTTTTTATAAACCATCTTGGAGTTGGAGATGTTATTGGGTATGCTGGATCCGGTATTAGATCAAAATATGAAGTAACGTCTGTTCCATAGATGCCTAAAGTATTTACCGTCATCGTTAAACCTGTAATTATTTGAGGGTCATTATCAATAGGTATACCCGCTTGATCTACTAAAGCAAAACCACCTGTAACTACATTTGCCCCAATAGCTATTCCTTCATCAAAACTAGTTGTATTCCAATCACTTAGTCTAATATCTCCTCCTGAACCAGAAGCAATAGCCTCATTTAGTTCTATAACAGATCCCGTAGTTGTAGTCTCCCAAAATATATCTAATAACGATTCTGTAGGAGCTGTTTCAGCAATACCTAAATTCATGTATACAGTATAGTCAGGTCCTGGACCACTTGCTACAACACCAAATTGTTTTACTGTTGATATTCGCCCTATTAATGGATTAGATTGTACGCTATAAAAGTATGGAGAAGGAATAAACGGAGCAGCTGTGCCATCTCCATTAAACAGCTCTACATTGTCGGCAATAGTACTAACTATCATTGATGTTTTGCCTGGGTAATACTGTACATTATTCGGATCAATAACAAAGCTTCTCTCTATTGGATTTACTCTATTAAATAATCTAACACTGCTCCTAAATTGCTTTTGCAAAGGTCCAACTTCAGATAAATCTCGCGGCACTTTGTTTATATTATCGTTTATTAATACGACATGAGATGTTTTTCCTATTTCCTTAGCTATATCATCTGGATAGGCCGCCATTACTCCTGGCAGATAAACATTATAGTAATCTTGTTCTGTTTGTTTTACAACAATCTTATATGAATACCATCCAAGAGGATTATAGTCTGCCGATAATGGATCGCCGTTATATACCCCTGGATAAGCAGATGAAAACTGCGGATCAGCTGGAATTAACTGATTGAATATTACTTTTAATGAATTACCAGGCCAAGTCATAGGATCAATAGACTCTGTTATATATGGGGCATATACAGTTGATCCAGAAAATGTTTGGCCTTCTGCTACTACTGCCCCTGTATTGCTAGATAATAATACAGTGGACTGTCTTCCAAATTTATCAGCCAAAACAACTCCCACCTGATAACTTCTATTACATTTTAAACTATGGTTAGGGTATTCAATATAACTAGTAAAACCATTTACGGTATCAAAATCGTATTTAGTAGACACAGCTACATTGTAGTCTAACCTTACGTTAGTGGGTAATGGAGTGTGCTTGTCTTGGTAATTACCATAAACAACTCTATTACTTATAACCTCTTGAGCAAGAGCTTTTACAGGAACTATATCATATACCCTAGTAGTTTCTGTTGTTGGTAATGTTTTATATGGTTTTTTAGAACTGTAAGTATATAAAAAATAATCTTCTCCTCCTTCAACCTGATCTTCGATTGTTTCTATAGTTAATGTATCTAATACCTTTATAGATAACCCATCAGATTCTTTGTATAGAATATCTAATTCAGTGATTTTTAAATCTTCTTGAAGTAAAGATTTTCCAATAGGCAATGGTATAACTAATTTTATTTGGGTTACTTTGTTCTGCATAAAAGCAACAACAGTACTTCTGTAAGTGGCTTCTTCATCATCAATGTTGAAGTCCGCATTGTATGTAAAGTAACCATCTTGCTGTGGTATAAACGCTATTTGTGTGAATGGCGCTATTAAAGAGTATTCACCATCATCAAATTTGAATCTATATGAAAATCTTACAAACTTATCTTTTAAATAGTCAGGATCCCCTGGAAACGCTGGATCATAATATGGATTAATCGAAAATACCAATTGAGTATTATCATCAAAATCCACGTCTCCTGATAAAGTTATTTCTGTAGTAATTTCATTAAAACTAACAATTGTTACATCGCGAGGAATAATTTCCCCTGTACCATCAATATATCCCACATCTGCTCCAGGAGTTATTACTCCTGTAATACCTTTGATAGTAAATGTATCGGTCATTCCGGTAGCGCCATCGGTAAAGCATTCTCCTCCATCTGGATAATATAATGATGAAACATCCTTCATTGTTGTTTCGTAACTTTCAGGAGCCTCCTCACTTTCTTGCCAAAGCTCTATTGGTTTATATGGATAGTATTTAGCAACGGATATCATATCTTCTGTTATATAATAATCTGGAGTACTAAAAGCTGTATCTACATTTATTTTTCTTGGCTGATTCCTATTGTCTGTCCAGAACAATAAATTCTCTAATAAATTTACCCCAATTATAGGATTTGTTATTGAAAAATTTAAGAATGCTCCGGATACTAATTTAGTAGCAACATTGGTACCGAAATTATATGTGAATATATAATTTTTAGCAGTTGGAGAATATTGGTTTGTTCCGGTTGTGTCTGTATAATCTGTTAAGAAAAAATAACCTACATTATTGGATAAGTCTATTGTCTGTCCAATACAGTCAAGCCCAGTCTCATCAATTAATTCGTTAAAATCAACTAATAGACTATTGCCTAGAACTGTTTGCATTGCGCCAACATCTGAATTTTCTGACTTACTTATTTGCAAATTTACAGCATTTCGATACTCGTTTTCAGGAACTAACCTGTCATCGAGATCTTTATTCATTTTTCCTCCAGTAAAATTATTTTTAATTTCTGCCATTATATTTTAGTGTTTAATCCATTTTGATTTACCTCTCATAACCTGTACAATCTCATGTAACTTGATATTAGATAAACGTATTTTAGCATTTCTTAATTTAGCAAACTTTTCTCTATTCAATCTTTGTACAAGATATTCTGGTGAATCTCTTCTTGTAGATACTATTGCGTGTAGTATATAAGCATACATTGCTTCTTCTGCCATTTTAGGTACTCTAGAATCTAAATCATACGCTAATCCATCTGATATATAATCCAATGTAATTATCATCTTATGTAGATTGCTAGAAAAAGACATTTTACCCTCTCTGTCATTTATAGTAAACCATCCGTTGCCTTGCGCATATTGTGGGTCTAATCCATATTGTCTACCTACAGCTCCGAAATTATCCATTCCATAATACCAACCACCAAAATCATTATCTGCTCCCCAACCATTAGCTAGGTATGTGCCATTTAACAAGTCTGTACTAGCTCTTCTCCATCTTTCTTCTATTATTGGTTCAGTTTCGATGTTGTTATTAAATTGATCTTGCGTGGGAACTCCTCTGTCGTCCTGTAAAGGAGCTTCTGACGGATTAGAAGTTAAGTTATTAGCTGGATAGATTGGATGCTTTACGCCTTGTCTATCGATCCAATAAACACCTACATAGTTTACGTAATCTTGCGGTAATACAACACTTAAAGAATGAGGGATAGTTAACTCTTGTGATTTGATACTTTTCAATGTATCATAACTAAATTCCTGCATAGCTCGCTTAGCATGGAATATTACATCTGTTCTTTTTACATCTGGTATTAATTTGCCATTACCAACGTAAGCAACAATAAAACTATTTATTACATCACTTAACTTTGTGTATTGGTATCCTCCATAGTTCTCTTCTACAATATTTCCAAAAGCATCTTCGTCGCCGTAGTTACCACCTGTTAATATTTTTAATTGAACAACAAATACATCGCTGACTCCTGGGATAACTCCCATTAAATCTATTGAGTTACCAACAACAGTGTATTCATCTGTATATTCTTCAAACGACCCAGGCAATCCTCCTGTTACGCTAACATAAAGTTTAAAGTTATTTAATGGATAATTCTCGGCATTGGGATCATAGGAATAAAAAACTAAGTCAGTATTGAATGTTGTAGTGAAAACAGAAGTTACTCCATCTCCTACAAAACTTTGAACACCTTCGTAATATTGTCTATTTGTTTCGGTAATTAAACCGCCATTAGGCATTGGCATATATTTTAGTTTTTAGAGTTATTTTCTTCTTGTTGTGATTTTTGAGCTGCTATTTGTACAATCTCAGGGTCTCTTACTATAACACCAGCATATAATAATATCTTAGTTATAACATTAGTTTGTTCTGCTGAGTCTAAATCAAATTGAACAGAATTACTAGCAGAATATATGTATGGTCCATTTGTCCAAGTAACTCCACCTATACCAGTATAACCCCACACAACATCTACCGGTTTTCTAATATAAGAAACACTTATATCCGCGGCTAATGTTATATCTTTTGGATGAACATATATACGAGGCAATGTTGCTGCTGTACCTACAACTCCTAATGTGGCATTCTCATATAAGTATACTGGAAATTGTTTTGTTGGCTTTGTAAGAGGTGATAAATTAAGATATATCAATTGATCTTTTTGAACCCTTTCTATTTCTATTTCATCTTTATATATAACGGTACCTAACTTGTGTAGATTAGAAGGTACTACAAAATAGTCTGTTCCCCCGGGTTTAGTACAGGAGCCAAATGTTTTGAATATAGATAACATACTGTCTATATTCTTTTGTCTATCGGCATATTCCGTATTAGATTGAGGAATCCTTAATTGTTGGTTTAAATCATCAAAATAAGATTCAAATATTTCTAATTGAACCTGTGTTGCTACTTTGTTAAACTCATCTGGAGTCATATAGCCTCTCTGTTCTTTATTAAGAATAGAAAGTACTGTTTTGTAAACTGTATCTACGTTTATTGCCATTGTTTGTTTTTATTATAATATTTAGGCAGCTACCGCGTTATTACGCAATAGCCGCCCTAATATTAGTATTACGTGTTATTGAAATTTTTTCTCAATAGACTGGAATACCTCTATCCCCTCATCTGTTTTGAAAAAAGCAGCCATAGCCGAATACGGATTTTCATCAAAAGGTACAGTCATTAGTTTTTTACCATTAGCTGCCCATTTGAAATCGCGTTGATCTTGCGATAGCTTTATAATGTTTGCTTCACATGCTTTAATAGCGAAATTGCGAAGTTGAATGTTTTCATCGTTAACTAAATCTAAAAATAACCCAGGGTTTCTTTTAGCAAATATTAGTAAATCTCTTTTTATTTCTTTAGATGTCATTTTAGAAACTTTAGATCCTAATTCAACTCTTAAAATAGATTCTGCTTGATCAACATCCATACCTGAGGCAGCTGTCATAGCTTCTAATTCTAGTTCTAAGTAATCTAATTCGTCTATAGCAGTTACTACAGCATCAAATTCTCTATACTTTCTATTTAGCATTGGATGATAAAGAGATAATAGCTTTTGTAAATTTTGTTGATCTTTTGAAACTGTAAGAACACCATTCTTAAACATAATGTGTCCAAGAGTAGCTTCTCCTTTTTGTTCGCTTACAAACGGCGAATTCTGATTTGTTGCATATCTCAATTCTCTTTGTTCTTTTGTTTCTGGATCAAACCATAACAATGGGAACCTTCTAGAGTGTCTTGATGATATTGTATAAGTTAATGGACTATGCGGTCCCATTAATAGATAAGTGCGGTCTTTAACTTCCCACGTGTCTCCACCTGTTTGTGGAGTTGTTTTTTCTTTTGACATAATATGATATAATTAATTATTTTTTAATTTGAAGAGTAAAAAAGAGTAAAAATTACCCTCGTAATTTCAACGAGGGTAAAATCTACACTAATTGTTAGACTAGGATACTGAAGTGAATAACACGAAGTTATTAGCACCTTGTACACATAAACATCTTTCAGACAAGAAGTTAACCTCCATTGCATCTAAATCAGATGTATATGCACCACCAACAGAACCTAATACCCAAGATTTCATTCTTCTATCGTCAGCTTGAGAAGCTCTATAACGAACATGTAAGAATGGTCTACGAATATTTGTACCTAATACTTGATCGTAAACTGTAGAAGTTCCAGCAGGTACTAATACACCATCAATAGCTGATTTAGTCATACCCCCTCTAGTCGATGCGTCGTTTAAGTATTTCCAGTCAGTTTTGTAGAAATCATAAGACCCTCTACGGAAACCTGAGAAACCTAAGTTCAATGCCATTTCTTCTGAGTTTTCAAATAAACCGTAAGCAACCCCTCCAGCAGCACCAGAAGATAAAGCAGCTAACATATCATCAAAATCTAATGAAGTTTGACGGTTTAAGAAAAGCATGTTTTCTTCAATAGCTCCTTGAGTATCTAAGTTTCTTAAGATAGAATCAAATTCAGTTAGTCCAGCAGCAGCAGTAAAGTTGTTTAATACGTTACCTCTTTCTTCAATTGCAGCGAATAAACCTTGCGTACCTTTCTTACCAGCTGTTAAAGCAGCAGAGCCAGTAGCAGCCAACTCGCCTTCTACAACTGCCATTTCTAAGTAATCTTCGAAACGTAATCTTGTTTCAGACTCTGCTTTTAAGTACCACATATATCCACCAGCTCCGTCTTCAGTAGCAATTTCTACCCACCCGATTTGAGCTGTATCCGATCCATTAACTACATATTTATTACGGATAATAATTGGAGAGTTATTGAACTGAGTGAATGATGGTTCGATGCTTGTGTAAGAATCATTAGCTAACGTAGATCCTTTTCTATATTCAGAACCATAAACGAAGATCTTTAAATCATCCATTGCATCTGTGAATCCAGCAGCAGCTAAAGTAGCAGCAGTATAAGGAGCAACTGTTAAAGCACCAGTAGTAATATTACTAGCGGTAACTACAGCTTTTACTTCTAATCCTGTAGTAGGATTCATAATAACGATAGTCTGATTAATAGAAATAACGTTTTGTACGAAATTTTTTGGATCAGCTGGAGTTAAGTCAACAGGGATAAGTAATGTATTTGCCGCAGCACTTACAACATCAACACCTGTATAAGCAATGTGTAATCTGTTTTGTTCTGACCAAATAACCTGATCTGAAGCCATAGGCATTTCAGCTCCTACCATACGTAAGAATCCAGAAAGAGTTCTGTTTCCGTAGCGTTCTACTTCAGACTCATATATTTCTGGTAAATATTGTTCTGCAAAAGATACAAAATTCGCGTTAGCGGGATCTGTAAAGTTTAAATAGTTTGTATCTAAAGCTTGTTGTTTTTGAGACGGTTTAATCGACCCAAATTGAGGCGTTACATCTGCCATAATTTTTTAATTTTAGTTGTTAAATTTACTTTTTATTTTTAATTTCGTAGAATCAACACCATTAATTGCTTTAACTTTAAATCCATTAACAAATATCTCGCCAGATGCCGTTTGTCTAGGCGTAGCAGATATATTATTAGATTTTGCGGTTATCTCTTTAACGGCATCAGCTTTACCTTGCTCATAGAAATGATTAGCTAAAGCATCTACATTTTCTGCAGCATACATTGCTTTGTGATAACCTTTCAAATCTGTAACCTCCCCTTTATCGTTCAAGAACCTCTTGACTAGATTGGTAATGTTTGATTGTTTATCTGCCACAACTTCTGTATTTTGAACTCCATATCTAAAATTCTTTTCACCCAATTTGAAATCAAAACCTTTGAAATCTTGAGAGAAAAAATTCTTTGTGTCGCTCTTAAATTTAGAATGTTGTGTTTCCACAATTTCCTGCTCTGTTTGGTATCTATTGAAAAAGTCAAGTGCTTTTTGTTGATCCTTATTTATACTAGGTCGTAACTTAACTTCCTCATAATATTTACTTTTTAGATCTTCTAAAAACCCCTTAGCTTTTGCAACTTCTTCTTTAAATGCGAGTTTCTTTTTACGGATATCTCGCTCATCGTCATCATCTTCATCATAAGAGAATCTGTCTTCCATTAGGAATTCAATTTCTTCTTCATTAAGATGAGGTCTAGTTTTTTTATAATATTCTTTTAATAATACTTCATTATTAATATTTGAATAATCTGCATTCAATCTAACGTAGTCTTCAACGGTACCACCTGTGTCCTCCATAAAAGATACAAGCTTTTCGATGTTCTCCGGTAATTGTCTTCCGGTTTTCTCTAGCTCATTGAATGCTTCAACAGCTTCAGCTTCAAGTTCTGCAGATGAAGCGTTTATTTCTTCATTCGAGATTTCTTGTATAACCGCAACAGGTTGTTGATTAATTTCCGTTACTTCTTTTTCGTTTTCAATTTTAATGGTAACGACTTCTTGTTTGGCGTTTCCTTGCTCCACTTCTTGCAATCCCATTTGGGGCTGTTCTGACTGTAGCACGCTTTCATTTGTGACTTGCTCTTGAATGGCATCAGTATTTTCTTTAGGTGTTCTTAAATCAATTTTTGTAACCTCTACAGGTTTGTTTAATTTTCTTGCAGCAGGTTTTGGTTTTTGCATTTTAAAACTTCCTTCTTGTTTTACGTTCTCTGACATAATATAATAATATAAAATTGGTTAATATTTTTTTTTTACATAAGAGCTAAATCAAACTCACTAGCCCCTTGATCTTCAAAGTTTTTTGGCAAAGTATTATTCTTTCTTTGTTCAATTAACTCTGATTGTTGTGTTGCTTGTATCTTAGTTCTCTGGTCTTTACGATCTTCTGCTTGACTTAACTTTTCATTAGCAATATCTACTTGCATTTTACCTAATTCAAAATCATACTTGAATTGCTCTGCTAACAATATTTTTTTATTCTGTAATTCTTGTTGCATTCTTTGTAATTCCAAATTAGCTTTTGCTTGTAATATTTGAATTTCAGTTTGAGCAATTGCTTCTCTCTTTTGTACCTCTGCCATAGCAGCCGCTTCAGATGCTTGAGCTTGAGCTTCTCCTTGTGCTTTAATGTTAGCTTGTTGAACAGCTTGATCTCTTTCTTGTTTCTTTCTTCTTTTATATTTAAGAGCTTGATTAGCTAAGTCAATGTTATTAATTCTGTTTAAGTCAATAACATCTTCTAAATCTATTCCTCCAGACTGTAAAGCTATCTGTACATTCTTTTCGAAAGCCGCTTTTTCTTCTTCCTCTGGTTCTAATTCAAGGAATATACCAAAGTCATGTAAGTTAAGATTTTCAATCTCTTTTAAAGTTTCAACATTAAATAACGAAATGCTCTCTATTAAAGACTGCTTAGTCAATGGAAAGTTTAAAGAATCATTAACGCGTAACGAAATGTTTTCGCATGTTCTTAATGTTAAATATAAACTCGCGTCTTTTATGTGCCTTGTTGCAGTATTTGAATTTGCAGCCGCCATCTTTTGTAATCCTACTAAAGCATCTCTATCTGGAGTACTTCCATCTCTAGCTTCATTAAGACCGGTAACATCACGTATCATTTGTAAATAATATTGATAAGTACCTATCAAAGCTTGGATCTTAGCATTCCCGTTTGATGATTGTAATTCTACAATAGGAACTTTACCTTGATTAACACCTCCGTCTTGAGACATTGATCTACCTACAATAGACCCCGTTTGGAAATACATATTAAGAGCTTCCGCTGGATTATAGTTTGTGCCGTTACCTAAATCAACTTCAGCTAATCCGTCAACATCGACGAATACTCCATCTGGAACCATTCTAGATAACACCTGTTGCAATTTAAGATGCGTTAGTTGTATCATATCAGCAAACGTGATTGTTCTGCTAACTAATGATTCTATTCTTCCTTTATATATTCTTGGCGCACAGATAGTATAATTCATCTGTACCTTAGTCGTATCAGCATAAGGACGTGTCATATTCTCAGCTAATTTCCATTCTAACATTTGTTCGTAGCCTAGAATTTTAGCTCCAGAATATAATACCTCTATACTTCTAGAAACTCTTTTGAAATTATCATTCTCAGGTGGATCAAAACTATCATCTTTTTGAATAGCTTTTTCTAACCCTTGTTCTGTTTGTTTTATTTTAAATACTTGGTTTGAATATGTCTTATACTCAAAATATAGTACTTGTACTGTTGTATTATCATTGCTTTGACCTGGATAGTTACGAATATAATTCATATCTCCAGGATATTTTTCTATCCTCTTTAATTCATCTTCTGATAATTGAGGAAATTGTTTTTTTAATTCTTCAAGACTTATAGCTTTTACTTCTCCAACATAATAAACATCTTCAAAGTTTGGATCTTCTGTATAAGAATAAACCAAACAAGCTGGATCTACATAATCAATAACAATTCCATTAGCAGGATTCCATGACGTTTTAGCACATCCGATACCAATTACCGTAAGATCGTAGTTTAACCTCTTAGCTATTAAATCATATTTATTAGTAGCCAATACTTGATTAATAACTTCTTCCTCTGCTATTTCTATCGATGGCTTATAATCTAACTGCAATCTCATTTCCAATTCTTCTTTGCTCTCTGGCAAGTTGCTTGGATCCGATGAGTTATATAAGTTTGAACCTAATTTGTTTTGTATTTCATCTAATAGATCTTTAGCCATCATATCTCTAAGTATACCAGCGGCATAATCAGTTTTTGCTTTTGTAGAAGCTGGATCTTGAGCATAAGCTTTTACTTTGTAACTCTTGTTAGATATACCATTTACTACGATGTCCACAAATTTAGCTAATATCGGTATAGGTTTCCAATCTAAATTAAGATAAGACAAATCTCCATTAATGGATAATTCATCTTTGTATTTTTGCATTGGTTGTTCGCCTCTAGCGTAAAGTCTTAATCTGTGAAAGTTTTGCCAGTTAGAGCCAAACCTATCGTTTCCCGCTCCTCCTACTCTGTCTCCCCTAAACCATTCGTTTTCAATAGCTCTACCTACTAAAGCTCCATATTCTAGAGACTCTTTTACGCTATCAGGTACTACCTGGCTTGGGAAAGAACTATTACTGTTAGTATAAATCATTTATCGTATTATTTTTGAAGTATTGCCGTTATTGTCGTATTTCTTAAAGTTTAGTGGAATTGACTGTTTAGTCGTTTCATATACAGGAGAATACATGTGTTTATTACACGCCATTATTGCTAATCCAGAACTAATAGATGCATCATGCTTTGTTCTATTGCTAATATCAAATCGAGCCCAATCATTCAAGGTACGTTGGAAATACATGGATCCCCAATTATCTCCTTGAATACCAACATGATTCTCAATATATGTTTCTATAGCAGCAGCATGTGCTTGTATAATATCCTGTCCTGAATTAGGTATACCTCCAATCTCTTTTTCTGTTGGTGATAATTTATTCCACGTTTTATCCGGACGATTCATTGAAAAACCTCTATAACCTCTTCTCTTGAAATAATACAAAAGCCTAGCTTTGTTATTCTCTGCAAGTATAGGCATTCCGTAAAATACGCAAGCCATTAATACTTCTTCAAAAAATATCTCAGCTGTTTGTGGTCTAGCAATATATTCTAAAAAAAAGTGATTAACAGGTATGTTTTCCATTGTAAACTTAGTAAGTCCGTGTAATGAACCATTAGATCCTCTAGAATCTACTGTTCCTGATATATCGTAACTATCACAACCAAAGGCACCGCAGTGCTCATTACCTGGATATTTCATACCATCTTTTATTATTACGCGGTTTTGTAAGAATTTATCGGGAACCCAGCTAATAAGGAATCTACCGTCTTTATTTGGATAGAACATAACCCTAGAATCTTGTATCCCATTCTCCCATTGAAAACTACCTCTTGTTAATACACTAGAATGTCTTAAATCGTCGTTGTAGTCAATCTGCTCATATATCTTAGTAAGATTAAATAAAGCTTGTTTAGCCTCATCTCTAAAAGCATGCTGTTCTGTTCTTGGAAACTGTCTATAGTATTCGTTTAAAGCGTCAGAGTCAGATTTTAAGCCTTCAACCTCATTTTGCCAGTGTTCGATAACTCCCGCATCAATCCATTTACCATCAACACCTTTTATCGGTTTTTCTGGAGTGTCGAAGACAGGTAAGCCATGAGTATCAATGAATCCCTCGTACGACCATTCCATAGGTATGAACAAACTATATAGTCCTGAGCTAGTCTGTCCATTGCGGTTTCTTTTTGTAACATCTGAATTGTAATAAAGTTTCTTAAAGTTTTCTCCTCCTTTATCTAATGCATTCGAAGTAGAACCCATCATACATTTACCTATGATCTTGGACCCTAATCTTAAACATGTTTTTGTAACTCTCCAGTTATTTAATATATTGTCTGGTCTTTCCCATTTACCACTTTCGTCATGTGCTAGAAGTTTTAACTTCTCACCATCATAACTATTGTCTCCGGTATTTTTCCAGTCAATTGTTGTATCTAATCCATCAAGCTCTTCTAGTTTCTCATTTGTATCTAATTTCTTACGCGTAAGTTTAGACGCCGGTATTCTATATGCTAATTCTGTTTTAGGTCTATCCATACCATCTTGGATAGGTTTAAAAAAGAAAGGATAGTTTATTGATATAGGAACAACCTTATCAGTAAACATCTTTTTAGCATCGGCTCCAGACTTTGATAATATACCAAAACGGGCATCACTAGATATTGTTGCTTGATTAACTAATTCCGCAGAGGACATGAATGAAAATCCAGAACGTCTATTCTTTAAATAGCACATTCCATAACATCTATCATCTGCTTTACAAGCTTCCCAAAATATAAAGAAAAGTCTATTAGACTCTCTAAAATCGGGAGCACCTACATCTATCTTGCTCCACTGCAAGTACATATAGTGTGTACCTGTTATATATGTGGGTTTTCCATTATTATAAAATCCAAAACCTTCTTCTCTATGTTTAAACTCTTGGTCAATATAATCGTACCAACGTTCCTTAAACACGTCTGGATATTTATTCCAATCAAATACATTTTTAATTCTAGAAAGCTCTTTTGGGAATTCTGATTGTTCCCAATATTGTTCTTCTTTCTTGTCAGATCGTTTATAAGCTTTCTCTATAAAAGGCAAAGCTATTTTAAGATTCTGTATTTCATATATTTCACCAATCTTACCAGTGCGACTTATAACAACAACATCATGCTCTTTGTTATATCCGTACTCCCATTTATTAAATCGGTTTTTTTGTTTTATTACACTTGGTTTTATATGGTTGTCAAGTATTTGGTATAAATTTTGTTCGTACATTATTTAGACCTCCCCTCTGCAAAACCTTTAAACACTTTTGTTTCTGTTTGCTTTTCGGATTCCTCTATCATTCTTTCTTCTTCTTGAATCCTGCTTAATATTTCAAACGCATCAAATATAGCTAACTTTTTTGTAGCCGCTGCATTCTTCAATTTATCGGCTGATAAATCATCTTCGCCATTATCAAGAATTGCTTCCTCCGCTACTTTTATTAATTCCAATACTGCTTTGTGCCCAGCTTGGATTATCTGTTGCTTCGTCTCCTTTATATTCATATTTAATTACAATATCATTAGATTTCATACAATATAATCTCTGGCCATCTATTATAAATTCAAACTCTCCAAAAGGTTTGAACCCTACAAGATCACCAGGATTGATTTTAAGCTTGTTTAAAGAGTCATTACCATATTTTAGTATTCCAATATGCTTTTGTTCTTTTGACATCTTAAATTGGTCTTTATTCTTTACGGGTTTTACAAAACAACGATCTCCAAAAGATTGCCATTCGTTATCCCGTTTATATAAGTATATCTGATCAGGTGCACAAAAATATAAATCCTCTTTAAAATAAGATCTACTGTTCTTTTGTCTGCCTTTAATATCGTAGAATCTTCTAAACACATTATGATGTATTACAATAATATCTCCAACTTTTATATCAGTTTCTATAGCTAATGGTATTGAAACCACTTCTGCCAATTTGTTAACTGATTTAAAGCTTTCTATTCTTGTGTTTACAATAAGTTGTTTACCGTCAATATCAACGCTATTATTATATCTAGACCCTACTGGTTTGATTATAAAATCGAATACAGCTGTCATGTTCATTAATACTCTAAATCATATTCAACCGAAATTGCCATATTGCAATTGAACTTTTTCCAAGGCATCACTTCTTCTTCCTTCTTTATATAAATATTGTAAGAATTATCAGAATGATCTAATAGTATATAGGATATACGATGCCCCCCATAAACCTCTTGACCCACGGAATAATGCATCGCATCATCTTTATAATTAGTGCCTATACTTATTTTTCTAACTACTGAATCCATTATACCTCTTCTTGTTTGATTTCAGTATAAGATCCATCCGCTAAATTTATATTAATAGCCCCGTATTCTTCTTGAAGTTTATTTTTTGTTTCTTCGATGGCTCTATTTATGTCTGCTAATCTATGTAGAATAGCATGTTTTTGAGACTCATATAAACCTATATTAGCCAATGCATCGTTTAATTCTTTGTGCTGACCTGAAATTAATTCTAATTGTTCTTGTGTAATTTGTTTTACTACTTCCATTTTATTTAATTTAATTGTTAATTTTTTATATTTCCTATACAATAGGTGTGTATTCAATACGTTCTAACTCATTAAGTTGGTCATAAATTTCTAAAAAATTAGAATCTTTTAGAACTTCAAGGCCAACTATCCACCTATTGCTACCATCTTTTACAAATAGTAACTCAGAAGCGTTGTTTTTATACCCATTCAAAGCGGTATATTGTTCTGTATTTGGGTGTAGTACTAACATATTATAAAGAAGTTATATAAGTGTTAAACGCATTTACAAAATCTGTATTTTCAGCTACCAAAGAAGCACCATTTGCATACATTGATATTGTATGTGCTCCATATACTGCACCAGAACGTAAAACAAATTGATTATTACTATTCATACTTGCCGATGTTGCTGTTCTACTTGTTTGCGTTGTAGCATTAAACAACTCTACGTTTGTAGAATTTGTACGATGTATTGATTTCATTTCTTGAATAGCTGTAAAATTAAATGAACCACCAGTCAATCCAGTTGCACCTTGATTAATTCTTTGATTACCAGTAGAAGCTCTTGTCATATTATTAATAGAAACAACTGATTTACCATCTAAAGCTCCAGTTCCACTTGCGGTATATAAATATAAATATCTACTTGCATCATCCTGAACATAATTAACTCCTTGAGTAACCGCATTAAAATTGGTATCAATATAACTACTTGTTCCATTACCTTGAAATCCTTGATTAGTTGTAAAAGTTGGAGAGTTAATTAAAGTTGATTGATTTAATGTAGGCGCTTTCCAATTTAACGTTCCAAAATCTTGTCCACCATTATTTGCAAAAATATATAATACGTCAAGTTTAGTCCATATGCCCCCTGCTTTTAAATCTAAAACCAATTGATTTTGTTTAACTTGCTGGGAAGAATTAGGCAAATTATAACCAAGCGCAATAGCTCTATTCAACACAGCTTGATAATCTGCATCGTATGCACTTCCTCCACCTCCTGAATTATCTTTCCAACCTATAGATAAGCCTAACCCTATCATATTAGTATACTAATAAAACGCTGCCAACAGGGATGTTAACAGCAGAGGTTATTGATGTAACTATAACAGGTAAAAAACTACCACTAGTTAATCCTGTGAATGTAACATCTGCAATATTACCTACCGGTCTAACAGTTATAGACGTAGTTGTTAAATCTGGATCCGTTACAGCTCCAATATATATAGCTGCTGATCTTATATCATTAGTAGGATATGCTGAAATAGTGTCTACTCTCGTAGCAAAATCTGGTTGATTACCGTATTGTCCCATTTATTTTATTTTGTATATTAATATTAGTAGCAACGTACTGGAGTCGAACCAGTTTTAGCGGGCTTATGAGACCCGTGAGATACCTTACCTCCCACCTGCTATTTGTTTTTTGAAAAGTACTTTTTATATAAAGATTCCTTCTTGATAGGTATTTCTAAAACAACATTACCAGGGAACACATAATTATTCCCTGGCTTCATTGTTTTTTTATTACCCAAATTGTCTATGCCCAAAACATCAAACTCTACTCCTTCCATTGTTATATTACCACTTGGTATAATATTATAAGGATTGTTTTTGTCTTTGCTATTTTTCTTATAGCCTGTTTTAGATATATTCATAATTTATTTATCTTGCGAAAAATCCTCTGTTTTGTCCACTACGTGCTTCTGCAGCATTAGGTTTTTCTTTTCCTGCCTGTACATTGTAGAATCTAGCATTTCTATTTCTAGAATTCATAGTATTTGCGCTATCTCTAACAAACTCTTTTCTAAGCTCTGCATTGTTTTTTTCGCCAGTTCTAGTAGGCTTTTTTGCTTCTTTAACAATTTTACCTTTAGAGTCTAAAACTCTGTCTTTTTGACCTGGTTTACCTGCTTCGTATTTTTTTTCATAAGCTTTAGCCACCGCTTTACCCGTAGTAGGATCTACTTTTATTCCTTGTGGGTCTTTTTCGCCAGTTCTTTTTGGAGCACTTGCTAATACTTTTTTACGAGATTCAGCCCCTTTTCTTGTTAAATCGGGGTCTTGAGTTTGTTTCATTGGGGAACCACATTTTCCCATCAAAGCAGGAGAAATTCCTCTACCTGTTTTAGCCATAGCCATTCTGCCTGGAGATTGTTTGTAAGCCATTTTTTGTTTTTTTTTAATAGTTGTTTTGTTGTTTTCTTCTGTATATTACAACTGCAGAAGCTTCACTAATGTAATCAACAGCAATTGTATTTTCGTCTATTATTGTAAATACACCAAGACATTCCCAATTAGTTGGTTCGTACAAGGACTTTAAATAAAAATTATTTTTTTGAAAATTGTAAGAAATCACTTTAAGCGACTCCCTTTCTTCATCGCTTGTTGTCATTTCTACTTTGAAAGTTTTCTTAGTTGTTCCTGAGAATGTAAGTTCTGATGCATACGTTTCTGGTATCCATGTTCCTTCTAAGAATTTCTTTGACATTTTTTGAGCATTAACTTGTACACACCCTAAAACAAAAACGATTGTTAATAATAAATTTTTCATAATAAATTAGATTAAAGTTATATTATTATTATTACGCAAGTTTATTGCTTTTTATAAGCTTCAATCTCCCACGGAAGTTTTTTTGATCCTTCCTGCATTTTTGACCTTGGATATTTCTTACCTTTCCAAAATACATTATCATCGTCATAATCAAGATCTCCCCTTTTCATTTGATTAATATGTATTTTTTCATGCTCTACTGTTCTGTTCTTTTTCAACTCTAATGGCGAAACATCTTTGTTTACAAGTATAGTTCCATTTGATTGGGCCATACCAAGAATGTTTCCATCCATACCTCTACTATATATTGGTGTATTATCAATATTATAAGGAGGCCCGCTCATTTTAAATGCCATTTTTATATAGTTTAAATATTATAGGGTTTGCCACAATATATTAGCAACAAACCCTTAATATATTGTTATGCGTATAATGCTTCTGTTACCTCAATTTTAACACCACCTACTGTTGGCATTGAAACAGGAACAAAAGTACCACCAGGTAATACATTTAACGCATTATAAATTGCATCAGCAACAACAGGAGCAGTACCAGCAGCTGCAGTCGATGTATGAGTTAACGTAAGAGTTTTTTGCCCAGCTCCTAATCTGTTATCAAAGTAAATAACTGTAGTTGTAGCTGCAGTTTGTTTTACATCAAAGATAAGATCTACAGGTAAGTTAATAGGTCCTCCGTTAGGTACTGTAGCTGTTGCGTAACCCGTATCTGTTGACGGAACTGTAATGAATTTTGCCATTGTTTTTGTTTTAGTTGTTTGTTAATTGTTTTGGTTATTTATCTTTATTTTTTTTATCTTCAAAGTGACTATATATTCTAATTGCTGTGTAACCAATAGAAAGTACCAGAAGAACTATTTTTAATATAGGTTCAATGCTTGTTAAAGTTATAGAAAAAGCTAATACATTTAAAGCATACAGTTTGAGGTCTGTCATTTCCATTTACAGTTTACATTTTGCCCGTTGTGTTATAGGAGCGCTCTTGTAAGAACAAGAGGCTTTACTTACTTCCATTCCGTTTTTACCGCTGCTTGACCCTTTTCCTAAAGGAAAGCCAGTTATATCTAATGGACCATTCCAAAGAGCATTAGCTCCTGTGATACCATCGTTTTCTATTCTTTTTACGGCAGGTGTTGATAATTTCATCATATTACTTTTATTATTTAGATTGTTGGGCTTACTGGTAATGCTCTATCATAAGTTCCTTCCTCTGGCATACCAAACATACCTGTCATAGAAGCTTGTGCTTTTGGATTAAAATTAACCGGAGCGCCACTAGGTTTTATACCCGGATTATAAGCTGTTCTAGGTGTTGAAACCGTAGGCATTTGCATAGAAGCATCTCCTACTAATCCCATTGCAGGTTGATCATTAACTGGCATCATACCCGGATTGTTGCTTGGCTTACTTAAAGAATTATTGTATCTCATCGTGTTTTATCTTTATTTACATTATTTATTGCTGCTCGTAATACTATATCGGTATATGTATTATTTTTCATTATCTTATTACTCCTCGATGTTGTTGGTATATCTTCCGTCCCAAGCATTATACGGTACATTCTGTTTATTAGTTGTTTGCACTTGAATGAAACTTTATATATATTGTATTTCTGGGTTGTATGGTTTCTTGTTCTCCATACCACTATCCATCCTTCTTTCAATAAATTGTTCCAGCGCTTATTGTCCCAACTATATGCATAAGTACCTACCTTATAATCTTGCTTGGTAAAAAAGTCCATGCAATCAAAATATACTAGCAACTCAAGATCAGCATCTGTAAGATTATAATTTCTACAAGCCCACTTACGAATAAGTCTATAATGTTTTAATAAGTTAAGCTCTTTTATGTCTGTAGCCTCTAATCTTTTCATAAAACTATTACAACATCCTGCAATCTTATAACCTGATAATCTTGACCATCAAATTCTATACCGTGACCAGCAGCTTTATCATAGTAAATAACATCTGCTTGCTTTAAACATTTAATATCATCGCTCACTGATATAACAACAGCTTCTTTATATCGTATATTTTCTTTGTCTTTTTCCTTTAATAATAATCCGCTCTCTGTTTGTGATACACCTACTTTCTTTGGTAGTATCACTATATTATTACCTATTGCCTTCATTGATTCTTAAATTATTAATTATACAATCAGTTGACAATATCGTAACAGCTACAGAAGCAGCATTTCTTAAAGCGCTTTTTGTAACAGATAAAGGATCAATAATTCCTGCTTCTATCATGTTAACTTGTTCGCCAGTTACAGCATTCAATCCGTGACCTTCTAAGCGATTCCAATCCTTGTTTGGATGATCAATACCAGCATTAGATAATATCGTCTTAAACGGAGCTTTAATAGCTTCTAATAAAGCAAGTGATCCTTGGTTCAATGCTTTTATTTTATTCGATGCATCTAAAAGAGCAATTCCTCCTCCTGGAACAATTCCTTCTTTAATAGCTGCTTTAGTTGCACATATCGCATCTTCAACTCTATCTGCTTTCTCTTTTAATTCTAAATCAGAACCAGCACCTACTTTTACTACAGCTACTTTTGCTGATAACCTTGCTAATCTTTTTTCTAATCTAATTACTTCTCCTGGAGCAGTAGCTTTTGCTAATTGTGAATTTAACTCATCAATCAGTTCTTGAACTGCTGGTTTAGTTTCTCCTACATGTAATATTGTTTCGCTATCATCTGTAATTGCTTTTAAGCAACTGCCTAAGCATTCAATATCTATAAGGTCCATATCGTCACCTAGATCTTCATTTATAATGGTAGCTCCTGTTAATAAAGCAAGATCAGTTAGTGTATCCTTTTTTGTGATACCATAAGTAGGTGCATTAATAACGTTAACTTTAATATTACCTTTAACCTTATTCATTGCTAAAGCAGATAAAACAGTTTGTTCCATGTCTGCTATAATCAATAATGGTTTATTATTTTTTATTACATATTCTAATACCGATTGTATTTGGCGAATAGACTCAACTGGTGACTCTACGATTAATACTAATGGGTTTTCTAATTCTGCAACTCTTTTATTTGGATTTGTAATAAAGTTTGAATTTACCAAACCTTTATCATATTGTACCCCATCAATAATTTCAATTTCGGTTTCCGGATTTGCTGATGATTCCATCATCACAATTCCAGTTTCACCAACAGCTCTAAAAGCATCACCAATAATTTTACCAAGTACTGGATCGTTGTTAGTTGATATAGTAGCAATATGATCTATCATATCACCCGTTACAGATACTTTAATAGACTCTAAGTATTCCACAACTAAATCTACAGTTTCTTCAATACCATTCTTTAATTCTCTAGAACTTACCAAATCTTGTATTAAGTAAGCTTCCTCTAAAATAGCATGCGCTAATACTGTTGCTGTTGTTGTACCATCTCCAGCTTCTTTAACTGTTTTTCTAGCGGCTTCTTTTAAAAGTCTTGCTCCCATGTTTTCTACAGGATCTAATAGAGTAACACTATCTGCTACTGTAACCCCATCCTTAGTGATTAGCGGTCTACCTTTATCATCTTCTAACATTACACATTTACCACCAGCTCCCAATGTTGAACTAACAGCTCTAGTTAATTTGGTGATACCAGCAAATACATTATCCCTAGCTTCTTTACCAAAGCTAAGATTCTTTACTATCTCATTTGACATATTTAATTGAATTTAATTTAATATATATATTACTTATTTTAATTGATTTTTACCCACAAAACCAACTATATTGATCTCAATTGAAAATGCATTCCGTCCTTTCTTGTCCAAGTTCCTCCCCATTCAAATCCGCAATCAGTAAAACACTTTACTAATCTGTTAGACATAGTAGGCTCCTTGCCTAACCCATTCCATGTGGCATTGATGTCTATGGCTATTCCCCAAGAATGTAAAGACATTGATTTAAGACCTCTTTTCTTTCTTACATTGAAACAACCATCCCACGTTTTTAATTCATCTATAAGCCCTCTATCTATTATATTAGAGAAGGCTTGCATCAATGGACCAATCATTAATTTGTTACAATATAATTTCTTTGGTATAACTCCTATCTCAAGATGTAATGGCACATCCCAAAGAGTCATGTATTTTAACTCGTTAGTAGTTATTGCAGGATCACCCCACTTCTTTAAGCATTGTGCACTTGTTACCATTTATTATTTGATTTTAATTTTCCAATATGTACCAAAGCCATAAGTAACTACCCCGTTGAATCCAACACCAATAGACGCTTGGTAAACATGATCTTTTTTTGTTTTATACATAAACCCAGGACTAAACGCAGTGATATCACTTCTATTGGCAAAAGCATTAAGACCTACATAAAGTTGCCTCTTAGGTTCTTCATGTTTTGTTATAGTAATAGTTTTTGTTACTTGTGGTATTTTATAATCTTTTATGTATTCTCTTTTACCGTACAACTTATTTATCCATACGGTGTCTTTAATAACAATAGTTCCGAGACTATCTAATTTCAATGTATCTGTGTATATTGTTCTAACCAGGTGCTCTTTTAAAAGGTTTTGAAATCTAGTCTTACATGTATCAATAGTTTCGCCAGGATAGTACTCTGGTTTGTTTATATGTATATACTCTTTCTTTAAAACCGTAACTTTCTTAATTACGGTATCATGTACATGTTTATAAATAGTGTCTGTCTTTACTTCTATAGTATCTCCTATCGATTCTGCTTTGTCACAACTCCTTTGTAATAACAAAACTACTATTAAAGTTAGTATTATTGAATATAAAACTTTTAAGTGGTTTCTTGTCATACTGTTTTTGCTTTTATTAAACGCTCTGCTATTTCGGTAGCTGCTTGTGATCCTATATATATTGCCGCTACTACTGTCCAATTGTCTGAATCTATGTTCGATGTAAATAAAGCTATTGACGCGATCACAAAAGCCATCAACTTTCTACTTACCCATTTGGATAAGAATAAATCTATTCGTTCTTTTCTACTCATTAGTATACTTTGTTTAATGTGAATATATCAGAATATATGCTATTTGAAGCACTTGCATTATTCCATTGTGCAGTAATTAACAAATTGTTAGCTATAGTAGTATCGAAATCGTTATCGTTTATACTTACAAATGTAAATCCTTCAGGATTGTTGCTTCCATTTCTATTATATGCAAAAGAGCCACCACTAACTATAATCGCACTACCTTCTCCTCCAATTTCTCTTATCGTAAACTCAACGTCTAGTTTCCAGTGTTTTCCACTAGCAACGTCCAAGTCCATTACTCCAGTTTCAGCTAATAAGACCCCCGTCGCTGTCTTTATTCGTATTTGTAATGTTGCAGAACTCAAACAATTTATATGTCCCATTAACGATGCTTTAAAAGAACTACCTTTTGTAAATGCATTTGCAGGCACAGATAATGTTCCTTCATAATCCCCTATCAACGATGATTCAACTGTAGTATTAACAATATCTACCGATCGATCTATTTGAGCTGCTAAACCATAATTTGTAGTGGTTGGTATATCACTCAACAAAGCTATTGTGCCATCTTTGTCTTGAAATTCAACTGTTTTAGTTGTTGTTATACCTGCGGGCTTATTAATAATAAATGAAGTACCAGTAGATGTACTAGTTAATCTAATTGATCCACTATTTAAAACAGTAAAAAAACTATAATCCCCAGTCTTATCATAAAAGTTAAATCTGGATTTATCTGCTTCAATACGCATGTACCCTACGGTAGCAAATGTATCATAAAGATATAACTGTCCTATTTTTGCATTTAATAAAGATTCATTACCCGCTGTTAAAACTTCATTTAAAGTGCCCACAGGCATATTACTAGAAAAGTAATCTGCTAAAGTTGATGCTTCAACACTCATTGTTCTCCTTGGATTAGCCAAGTCTTCTTCATTGAATCTTGATATTATGAATGTATCAGTACTCCGTACATCATTTGCTTTACTATAACTGTATATTATTGCCATTTATTGTTTTTTTTATTAACAGTTCCATTTATCTAATGCTAACTTTTTTCTAGTAGGTTCACCATTTGGTTTCTTCATTGGACCCGGCATACCCGACATTCTAGCACAGAATGATTTTCTACGCTTTGCATCTTTACTACCTGCTTTTAATTCCGATGGTTTTTTAGTAACCGCCGTTTGTAACTTAGACCCTGGGTTTTCTTTTCTATAACTCGCAACGCCCTTAGCGTTTAATCCCCCTTTTGGATCTTTACCTTCTTTACGAGTCCATGCTGCTGTCTTTGCCATTAGTTGTATACTCTTATTTCAATACTAGCTCTATTTAGTACATCATTAGCCTTAGTCCCATCTCTTAATGACCTTATTGCTATTTTTGAAACCCCGGAACCTTCTATCATAACATTATCTGTTTCCTGGATATTTACATTATTGATAAAGACAACGGTTTTATCTTCTGTGAAAGCATTTGCTTTTCTTAACTCATATTTTCCTTCACCATAATAGTAAGAAGTTATACCTCCTATAGTGTCTTCTAGTACTGTTATATCTGGAGCACTTGTGTCAACCTGATTAAGCAATGCTGTAAAAACTTTGTAGGGTCTAACAGTACTTGATACATCATCCATTGTGTACCACTGTTGCATTGCTTTTAATGAAGCACTACCCGAATACGTTGTGTTAGTACTATTACTAACTATAAAGACTTTCTCTTCTGCTGGAATTATTGCCATTGTTTTATTTATTATTGTTTTTATTTATGATACATTACTTTTACTAGATCTTCTAGCTCCCATACCAACTTTCTTCTTAGCAGATACAACTTTTGTTTTCTCTGCTTGTGTCATTTGACCCCAAGGCTTAGGCGAATCTTTACTTACTCTAACAGATGGTCTACAAGCTTTAACACCTTTTCTATCCGCAGATCCACATACATTACCTTTCTCGTCTGTCCACTTCTCTTTGAACCATCTTTTTAATGATGCTCCTTTCTCGGTTTTTCGTACTGCCATTACTTTTTACCTTTATTCTTTCTACACTTAGCGATAGCACCACTAGCATAAGCCGAAGGAAATACATCATACGTTGCTTTTACTTTTTTATAACATGCGTCCTTTACTGTTTGCTTCATCGGACTATTACCCCCTGATCCAATAGTATAGCCATTGTTTGTTTTCACACCTAGCCCCTGAGGACCTATTCCCCTTAAATTCATATCACTTTTTTCTATTTAGTTTCTTAGTCCTATTCGTAGCCGGATTATAAGCAAAATTGTTTACAGATTCTCCTGTTGCCTTAGAAGCTCTATCCTTAGCTCTCTGCTCAGCAGTCATATTGTTTCTAGCTCTACCAGATGCCGTAAGCGTACCATTAGCATTCATGTGTCCCCTCTTCTTTAATAACGTAATAGCAAGTTCCTTACTACCTACCTGTGCAGCCAATCTATTAACCAATTGACCTTCTCCCATAAACTTCTGCGTAGCCATTATCCGCGGATCTTATATTTCTTACCACTCTCCTTCTTAGTACCTTCACCTTCGTTACCCCTATTCTGCTTCACGGATTCAAACCTACCATCTTCATGATCATAGTCCATACCTTTACTACCAGGGTTTTTACGATGCATTCTCTGCGCATGTGCCTTCTTAATTCTTCTATCATCAGTTTTAGCATAAGCCAAATCCCTAACAGCCTTTTTCTTAGCCGCTAACGGTGATAACTTTTGCTTTAACAAAGGCGACTGTATTCCTAATTGAACTTCCATAATATACTTTTAATATAAGGTATACAATCACGCATCGACATAAAATTTTACAGTAAATAACAATGCGACAATAGCCTGCTATTTTATTACTTAATTAGCTAATGTCACTAGTTTATAAAACTAAAAAAAAAATAATAATACCAAGGGGTAGTTACTGAAAATGCTTATCAGATATTTAGAAGTAAGGGGTTATATACAATTTTTGTTATAAACTTTTTGAAAAGAAAACAGTTTCAAATTTCCCACCCCCGGCACTTGAAATAGGATTTGTTCAAAATGTTTTGCCTTTTAGTTTACGGCATGGCATGCTAATTAGCTATTTGTAGTTAGCTACTAGTTTTGTATTAGGAACGTTTAGCGCATAGTCCGTTGGGAGTATCATCATAGGGATCATCATAGGCATCGTCATACATATACAACTATAACATACGCGGAGCGAAGCGTAGCGTATAGCATACAGAACAGATACGGGATCTTACTGATAATATAAATGAAGTTGCGTAGTAGCAGCGCGCCTCCCCGTGCTTAGTCCGTACCTTACCTATACCTTGATCTACAGTATAAATACGGATAGTAAATGATAATATATATGAAGTTAAAAAGTAATAATAATAATAATAAAATAAATAAAATTATGAAAAAGTTAAAAATTAATAAAAATTTTAAATCAATTATTTATAATTTATTAATAAATTCTAATAAAATGATGCATGTCTTTTATATAAATAACGATGTCTTAATAATAGATAAGAATGACTTTGAAATAGTCGATCGATTATTAAATAATAACTTTCATAAATATAAAGTTGTTACAGAATAAATACGACTAGTAATTGATAATAATAATGAAGATAAATAATAATAATAATAATAATAACTAAATAAATAAAATTATGAAAAGTTTAGACAAAGAATTGCTAAGAAGAATTGAAGAATTGCGCGACTTTTGTGAAGCAAATGGCTATCCATTAAGCGAAGTCTTAGAAGAAGAATTAGAATATTATAATGACGAGTTTACAAAGTAAATACGACGAGTTAATGATAATATAAATGTAAATAAATAATAACAATCTAAATAATAAAATTATGTCAAAATCAAGCAAAGTACAAGAAGTACAAGTAGAAGAAGTAGTAGTTGTTAAAACTAGCAAAGAATTAATAGCGGATGCAATCGCATCGTTAAGTCCAGAGCAATTGGCTCTAATCTATCCGCCAATCGAACGAGCAAACTTTGTGGTTCGTAAGTCATGGTTAGGTCGTAATCAAATAATAACATTCGTTAACAACAAGAATCAACGAATAACTTACAATCACGACGATGTATTGAATGTAATGTTGCCAAAGTTATCTATCATGCCATGTTGGATTAAGCGCGAATATTGGTCACAATCAACCGATATGCCGGCTAATGTTAGACACTTAGCGACTATTGAAAATCTAGAGCCTACCTTAGAGTAGGTTTCTAGACCCTAACGGGTGCTATACATACAAAACGAATACGACGTTCAAATGATAATATATGTGTAACTAAAAACAAATAATATGAAATTCTTAAACAAACAAATTAAGACAAAACGAGACATTGAAAGCTACATTGATAGCTTGGTATCTAATGACCTTATGTACCATTTTGATGATAACGCTAGAGATATAGTTTCTTTTGAAGAAAATCTTAGTCAAGAACATCTTGATTTATTAGATATACGAACAAATGAAATGTTAGATATCGATTATGATTATGCATTTGAGTATGCACTTAAAATTATGCATATACCTTGGTAATTGCTATACTTACGGAATAAATACGACGATCAAATGATAATATGAATGTAACTAAAAACAAATAACCATGTTCAACGAAATTATAATTACAATAATGGGTGATAATTTTCACCAAATAGCTTTTCTAAAAGACGGTATATACATCGATGTAGAACCATACGAAGTAAAATACCACAGAGAGTACTTAAATCTAGATATAACAACATTTAAAATGATATAACATGAAAAGTAATGTATACTACCGTAGGCTCGCGTTAAATCGCAATGTGAGCTCTACATTCGATCAATTCTTAAAGGATAAATTAACTAAAAAAGAAGATAAAGATGAACGACCAAAGAAATGATGTGATTGCATTAGCCGTACTGTGCTTCCTTGGAGGCATTGTTGTAACACTCGCATTGATACACTCATAGTAGCACCCCGGAAGGGGTATAGCATACAGAGGTAATACGGTTTCTTACTGATAATATATACGGGCCTGACTTTGAAATAGCGTCGGAAGAGTAGACTCCGTCCTACATGGTATTTAACGATCACCAATAGTGTGACGTTAGCCTACTATTTATTAACTTAAGACCCTAGTGTCACACTTTTCCCAAAGCCCGTTGGGTCGCCACGGAACCTTTAATCACCGAATGTATAGCATACAGACTAAATACGAGACCATTTTGATAATATATGTGTAACAAACAAACAAAATAACCTATGGAACACAACTTTAAGACCACCGAAGAGTACATCGAGTACCTAAATTTTGTTGATACCTTCAATGAAATGTTAGAAAATAACACGTAAGTAGCTGAGAGATAGGGGATTATACCCGTAGTACTTTAAATTCAAGCAAATGAAGTACCACCCTTATACAAGACCAATACGATGGTAGATTGATAATATAGATGTAAGATTAACAACTAAATATAAACGATTATGAAGAATTATTCTAGTGTCCTTAGGTTCGTAGTATTAAAATTAAAATTTGAGTTCTTAGAAGCGGCGAAAAGTGCCTCGTATGTGCTAAGAAGATAGTGTTTAACCCTAAAAAAATAGTAATTATGAATGAATTAGTAAAAAGTAAAGAGATTTATTGGTGTCAAGGTGATGACCGTTATGTGTTAATTGTCCGTGAAGATGGTAATATTGTTGGATTGAACTATATGCAAGGTGAGGGTTTGGAGTATTTTGAAAGTGATTATAGTAATATTGATGTAGAGTTAACTAAGTTCTATAATTCCGTAAAAGGGTATTTGAATGGTGATACCGAACTTGAACGAATTAACCAAGCTATTTGGGCGCACTTTGATTACGAAAATAACTAATAAAAAAAAGATATATTATGACGATGCAAGAAGTTTGTGAGTACAGAGAACGTACTAGGAGAGCTAAGTGTAATGCACATTTAGAGTTGGTAAGATTACAATACGGTGAGATACGATGTTTCACCGCTAAGGAGAGTAGTAAGGTAATTACCCGTAGTAAGTCGGTATTCCGTAAAGGTAAGACCCATGCGTTTAGAGGATTGTGGAACCATTACAACGTTCCTATTGTATAACTAAAAAATAAAGTAAGATGGAAGAATATAGTAATTGTTGCGGAGCAGGTAGACACCATATATTTGATGAGTTGTGTGCCGATTGTTTAGAGCATTGTGAGTTTACGGATTGGGACGGAGAAGATGAAGAAGATGATTTTAAAACTTGGAATGAAGCACCATACGGTGATGATGATTAAATACAGTCTTAATACGATTGTTAAATGATAATATAAGTGTAATTAAAAATAAAGTAATATGAAAAAATTAGTTGTATTAGACCACGGCGTTGGTGAAGTGTATGTATATACGTACGATGATAGTAAATTTGATTGTCCGGAAGATTTTACGGATAAAAATGGTGTCTATGTATTAGACAGTAATTGTGAGTGGATGTTAGTTGATGAATTAAACATAATATATAAATAACATGGTAAGATTAAAACAAGACCCAGAATTAAATGCTATAGAGATGAATCAGTTAAAAGACGGTCAAATAGCTATTATAGTAGAGAATGGATACCAAGATTATAAAGGTAGAATTGTACAAAGATTTGGTAACGTGGCTATATCCTTAGGTATGGAATATGGGCGTCATTGGACAGACATAGATTGTAACACTTTAAAAGTGCGAGTATTAACAGCAGGTGAAACTTTAATAATAGAATAATATGAAAAAGATGAATATAGATTTTAGAAAATTGAGTAGAATAGACCAAGTAAAAGCTATTAACAATACATTGAAAGTATATGACGTTGAATACTTAGCTTACTTAATATCAAGTGAAAAATTTGATATATATTCTTGGTGTCCTTTAGACGAAACAAACGAAGGTTTTGAGTATTGGTATAACATTAAAAAAGAACAACATGAATCTGGAGTATAGAGGTGAATTGATCGAAGTAGATGTAAAACAATATGGTGAATACACACCGGCCACACGCTGGCAACCAGAAGAACATCCTGACTACGAATTACAAGCGGTATATTACAAAGATGTTGATATAATAAATATACTAAGCGAGACTGATATTGATGAAATTATGGAAATATTTTTAAATGAATTATAATATGGAAAATGCAGATAAGTTTAACACGTGGATGCGTGATGTAGTGAAAAGTTATTATTACTCAGACAACGAAAAAATGTTGCAAGCATTCACCTCAATGATTGATAAAGATGGTAGAAACTATAACGGAAAGAACTAGACTTAAAGCGCTAGCGAAGGTAACGACTCTTGGATTTGATGTAGCAGACTACAGAAAAGAATTAAGAGAATCAAAAGGTAATGGGGTATTAAGCACGGAACAGTTAGAACTGTGCTTACTATCCTCACAAAGAGAATTAGATATATGGAATTTTATACTAAAATTAACTAACGACTATGAAGAAAATTAAATTTTTAAAGAACAACTTAATACGCCTTAACGGTGTGCTATACACTCCGTACTTAGTTGGCGATTTACCACAAACGTTTGGCTTTATAGCTAACGACGAAAAAGATCAACAGGGTATTACGAGATGGTTTAACTACAAAGGTTTCACCTACATTGCTAAATAATAAAAATATATGCTTATGGCTAAAATGGTTGAATTGAATAAAATAAAACCCGGTGTTGTTTATTATACCGATGCTAAAAACGATTGTGAGGTAGTACTCAATAGAATAGAAAACAAGACTATATTCTTTACTCAAGTATCCGCTAATGACGGTGGCTATCTACACGAAGAAGACGGTACAATATGCTTTCCATTAACTGAAGGTTTATACTTTGAAGAAAAACAAATCTAATACAGACCAAACACGATAACAAATTGATAATATAAATGTAACTAAAAATAAATAATCATGACACAAGAACAAAACACTTTATTCGATAGTATGATATCACGAATAGACAACTCATCTAGCAGCATCTTTGCTAAAAATGATGTAATAAATCTTATTGCATCTTTACAAGAACAATTTACTAGCTTACCAGAAACCACTCCAACAACCGGTTATGACATTGACACAATAGTAAAAGCCGCTGGAGAGGTACTTGATAACTACCCATTTGAAGATTGCATAGAGGTTGAACCAGAATTAAATGGTGGTTATAGTGGAAACTATTCACTTGAATTTAACACATCATTTGATGACCGTAGTTTTATTAGAAATTTCTCAGAAGAATTATCTGAAATACTACAACAAGATAAAAAATAATAAAGTATGAAAACAATTAACGACTTAAAAGAATTTGTAGGAAATGAAGGTAAGCTATTCAGTGTTACCTTCTTAAAGAAAGATTATACCGTTCGAACTATGGTAGTTAGATTCGGTGTTAGAAAGTATGTTACTGGTGCTGGAATGAAATATAATCCAGAATCGCGTAATAATGTAGTAGTATTCTCGATGCATGATGATGCATTCAGAACATTCAGTTTTGATAGATTATTAAAAGTAAAAGCTCACGGACAAACAGTAATATTATGACCTCAAAACAAATTAAAGACTATATAGAAAATGAATTACAACAAACACCAAGACATGACTGTAATGCTTTAGCAAAAGCTATAACAAAAGTAAGCAAAAAATTTGAAGAGAATGAATTTGATATGTTGTATTTATTATTAGAGAATAAACCAATCGGAAGTAACACACACAGTTATGGTTTTCATACCGCGTATGGCAGAGAACTTATAAATAATATGAGTGATTATTATTATAAATATAATTAAATTAAAACCTGTAATATTATGACACTAAAAGATTTATATACCTATGTATTAGAAAATGGCGGCGCAACTTATTGCCCAACATCAAAAAGTTTATTTACTCCAGATCAAGGTTTTATGGTTAGTGAACCAGAGGTTGATGCAATCGTTCCACTAAATGAATTATCGCCAGCATTGTTTATTGAAATTGTAGACTGTTTTGAATTGTTACATAATCAATTTGTAGGTATATGGATCGATGATGACAAAATATACTTTGACGTTTCAACTCACTGGACAAACTTAAAATTTGCATTGATTGAAGGTATGACTAATAAACAAAAAGCTATTTGGGATTTTCAACAAAACAAAGCAATTGTATTACCATCTGATCAACGTAGCGGTACAACAACACAGCAATTAGAATATAGAAAACAAGTAATAGAAAAAATGGTAGCTAACTACCCTGAATGTAAATGGTATTGATATGAAAACAATAAATTTCAAAGGTGACAAATTGTCAAAAAGAATTGTAGTGAAAAGATTAAAAATGTGGGCACACAACGACTATGGCAAATCATGGTATGTTAACGCTAACGACTTTGCTATACACCTTTCTGCTAAGTACAACACTCCGCTATTAAACGTTTGCGGTTTGATCAGCTCTTTATCTCCTCAAAAGTCTTGGGAAGAAAACAAAAAACAAGCAGAAAGATTCTTGTCTACAGGTGATACACATAACCAAACTAACGCTAACAAAGCAAAAGCACATAAAATTATGTTGGCCACCTCTAAAGAAGAAATTGTAGCTATATTAAACGGTAATAAAACACAGCGATTCTTTTTAAACATATTGTTACCTAATGAAATTTATGGTGTAACTATTGACCGCCATGCTATTGCAGCGTCTATTCAGAATAATAATGATGTTCGACCATTGGATAAAAAATTAGCAGTATTAACGGATAATCAATACAGTTTCTTTGAACAATGCTACGAATATGCAGCAGCTAAATTGGACTTACTACCACATGAATTACAAGCTATAGTGTGGGAAAATTATAGAATAGCTCGTGGAATTAAATTTAAACCTTATGAATCATAAATGAAGAAAATAGCTAAGCTGTGTAAAGCGCCGGAACTTATAATCCGCTAGAAGCTAAAGGTTAAACATTGAATACCTTTGTAAGTTAAAAGATGCCGATTGTAATGGCTCATTTAGAAATAAATGGTAAGTGGTTTAAATCCACAATAATTTACATAAAGATACTATCAGTAATGGTAGATGTGTTGTTCCCTTGAGAAAGGAATGCAGTAAAGAGTAGATACAATGAACACTACAACACAAATGAGTTCTCGGCAAGTAGTAATGTGTCCCAGTCTATCTGGTGCAAACATTTAGAACATCTCTTACTACGTGACCCTACTAGAAGTGTTATATTAGAAATCACTTGTGATGGTCTAGATAACGAATAGAGGGTGCTAAAATAATGTTAGTCACTGGGGTTACGTGAAAATTAACCGGAACGGATCCAAGGTTGTAACTGAAGCGTGCATATAAAGAAAATAACCGGTTTGCACACTAACAAAAAAGAACTAAGTTTGGTAGCCATTGAATTGGTAACAACTGACGGGTTTTGGGGTTCGATTCCTCTTTTAGTTCCAAAATTAATTATTATGAGTAGAACAATTAAACAAAATAAAACAGGAGGTAAAGCAGTTAGTCATAAGTGCAGAAATAATGGTGATTGCTCTTATTGTAATAATAATAGGCAATATAGTTCCTTAAAAAAGATTTACTCTTACAGTCTGAATACGAACCAAACAAGATAATATTAATGTAACTAAAATAAATTAACTATGAACATATTCTATTTAGATCGAGACCCGGTTAAAGCAGCAAGAATGCACTACGGGAAGCATGTTGTTAAAATGGTATTAGAAGCTGCTCAATTACTTTGCACAGCTCATCACTTATCTGGTAATCCTAATGATGTACCCTATAAGAAAACACACATGAATCATCCATCAGCAGTATGGGTACGATCATCACGTTCTAATTACTTATGGTGCTACGAATATATGTTAGCTCTTGGTGCTGAATATACTCGACGTTATGGCAAATATCATTTAACAATTGAAAAGTGTCGTGAAGTATTAGCTAACGTTCCGGTTGCTATACACTCTGATGACTTTTGCGATCCACCGCAATGCATGCCCGATGAATACAAAATGGCTGATGCAGTTGAAGGTTATAAAAAATATTATGAATTTGGTAAAGCACACTTAAAAGATAAATTATGAGTACAAAATTTGGAATTTTAACACAAAACATTGAACACGAAAAGTTAGTTGATGAAGACGGAGACTTATTAGACTATATATCAACAAGCATATTTGAACCAGTATTCCATAGAGGGACATATTCAAGGTGGATTAATGATGTAGGCCCTTATTTAAGCGATGATATAAAAGTTTATGCTTTGGATAATACGCAACAAGGCATTTTTACAATAGGTGATATTAAAAAATTTATGAAAGAAAAAGGATTATGACAAAACTAGAAATAATGGAAGAGCTTGATACTATTTATTCTGTCGCAGATAGTAATGATAACACATTGATTTGCAACAAAGTAAAAAGAATACAAGAAGCGTTAAGAAACGAATGGGATCTTAGTGACTTTTATATGGATTTATTAAAAAAAGAATTATATTACAATGAAACCAATACACAAGTTTAACAACGGAAGAGGAGCAATGCTTTGTAACGGATGTAGAACTATAATATCTACAGGTCCAAAGACTGAAGAATTGTTTTGCGATAAGTGTAAAGAAGATTTTGTCAAATTTGCTATTGAGTTCGCTAAATGGGTTGATGAACTAAGATCTAGTGAGATAGACACTATTGATTACGATATGTATCTAAATAATAATATGGATGAACTATTAGAAATATTTAAAAAAGAAAAGAAATATGAGGATTATAATCTTTTTTAAACAGTTATTTTGTTCACATCGATGGACTTACAACTACAAAAAAAAGTATTACAGATGCAAAGATTGTCACCTAAAAATTAATAAAATATGAAAAACATACATAAAATAAATCAACACACCTACATTACTGATGATTCAGAAATTAAAGAAGGAGATTGGTTTACTGATGATAATAATTCATTAAAAAGAAGTTATAAATTATCTCACGTTCAATTTGCTAATCCAAAAAAAATCATTCTAACAACAGACCAAGACTTAATTAAAGATGGTGTACAAATTGTAAAAGGTGTTGGGATTGAGAGTTTTAACAATGGTTACAAAATCATCATTCCAAAAGAAGAACAAGACAAGAAATTGTATAGTGAGGAAGAAGTGTTAGAAATTTTGTTTGAGCTATCTTGTAATAGTGATACAGATAAAGAAGAAGTGGAAGAATGGTTTGAACAATTTAAAAAGAAATAATATGAGAGAAGTAATATTCGCATTATTTGGAATAATTGCAGGATTATTTATAAGATTTGTTATTATTGAACAATTTAAAAAGAAATAAGATATGTATAAATTTAATTCAGAGAAGTTAGCCTTTGAGAAAGTGAATATAAAAAAATACATTGCAATCATAATTTTAGGATTTATAATGGTTTTTATATTGAGTTCTTATATATGGAAAGAGGTAGTTATAATACATGCTGAAAAAGAAGTACGGCTTAGGACAGATGATTCATTCTCTAAAGAGAAACTGTTTTTAGAAATAGATAAGTATTCTTTTAAATACCCAGACATTGTTAAAGCACAAGCTATAGCAGAGAGCAATCATTTTAAAGCTCCTGTATTTAAGCAAAACAATAATATGTTTGGTATGCGTGAAGCAATGGTTAGAATAACAACCGCTAATGGATCCAATTTAAACCATGCATATTATGATAACTGGAGATATTGCGTAACTGATAGAGCTTTATATGAAGCTAGATATCTATCTAAACTAACAAGAGCAGAATACTTTTCATATCTTGATCAAGTATATGCTGAAGGCGATGGCTATAGTAAATTATTAAAAAACATAATCAAAACAAATAAACTATGATAATAAAAATTGAAAACAAACACGAGACATTTACAACTGAATTCCATAATATGGATGTAAGCTTAGAACAAATATTTGATTCGTTTAAAGGCATGTTAATTGCTTCTGGATGGCATATTAATACTATAGAGTCACATATAATAGAATTAGCAGAACAATTAAAAGAAGAATAATATGGCAGATATAACAAAGTGTTCTGGATTTGAATGTCCAGTTAAAGATCAATGCCACCGATATACAGCTCCCACTTCTGCAATACAAAGTTATTTTTGGAATACACCAGGTGTAGTTAAAAATAATGAATTCACTTGCGATATGTATTGGGGTGAAAATGCCCAATCAATATGGGAAACATTAAATGATATTGTTAACAACCAAACAAACCAATAGATATGACAGATGATCAAGTAGAAAGAATTGCTGAATTAGTTTTTCAAAAAATATTAAAGAAGCAAGAGGAATGGGAAAAAGAATTTAATATGAATGTACCAGTTGAAACGGATGCTGATGATCCAACATATATTGTAACACAATTAGCTGTTGCTGAAATGTTACTTAAACAGTATGTTGAAACAGAGGATTATATATTAGCAGGTGAAATAAAAAAAACAATAAATATATTAGAGGATAAATTAAAAAAAATTACTGGCTGATTTAAAAATAGTGACGTCAGCTAATTAAGTTATTAAAATAATAAGCTAATGTCACACATGGAAAGAAATTTAGAATACTTAAATAAAAAAAGAGTGATATATAGACGAGGACCAATAAACGATAAACCTACTGAAGAATTTGAATGGGGTACTTATTATGATAAAGGCACAACTGAATGTTATGAACTATTCAGAAGCAATGCAAAAATAACCACATACAAATCATTAAGATGGCATCTATATGTATTATGGTATTTGAATGCTGGATTAGATCAAAATGCTTTTGAAGGTATTGTTAGACATGTATGCGACAAAAAAAATGGATTCATAACTTTTAATGTTAGTGAACAATTATTACAAAGCATGATGTACGATGTATCTTTAAAAGATTTAGAGGAACCGCCCCATAATAAAACTCGTAAGATTATTTTTAAAGACAACAGTGGTTTAACATTAAACGAGAAGCTAAGCATCGTTGGAAAGATGATTGGTAGAACTAAAAAAGTATCTGAATCCGATATTTATGACATTATGCTATACATGCACGATCTTGGTTATAAAATCACTATTAAAAAAATAGCAGAACATTTTGGTTGCACGAGCAGAACAATCCATCGTAATATGAGTAACGAACTTAAAAAAGAAAAAGAATTACTAAATCAATCATTATGACAGCAGTAGAATGGTTATACGAAAGATTGGAAAGAATGATTCCAAGAAGCGCTTTATATGATATTGACAAGAGAGAATATTTTAAACAAGCCAAAGAAATGGAAAAACAACAATCACAAGAATATGCAGAATTTGCGATTAGATGTGATAGAGAGGATTTAAAAATATTAGATTTTGATGGTTATATAAATTTAAAAACAAAATAATATATGAAAAGTTACAACATACAAAATTACATTAGATACAAAGAGGATATAATGCGTGTTAACAAAAACAATGTATCAGATGCATTTAATTTATATTCAAGAGATAATCTTATTGCCAGATTCCTACCACTTGTAGAGAATATCGCAAAGAAGTTTTCAACAACAACCCAGGCTAGTGGCGTATTAGATATTACAGATCTTATTCAATACGGATCAATTGGATTGATCTTAGCTGTTGATAAAATAGAATGGAACACAATAGGCACTTCTAATGACAAAGAAAAAACAATTAAGTCGTTTCTATCAAAAAGAATCAAAGGCTCAATCAGACGAGCTATAGATATCAATAGAGGCGCTATTAAACTTCCAGAGCATAAGCTTAATGAAATAAGAAAGGACAATGGTCAAGATCACAAAATGGTTGCCATGTTTTTTAATTCTATATTCTTAAGTATTGACGAACAAATCAACGATGATGATGAAGATAATATGCTATACCAAATTCCAGATCGAGCTGAAGTTTACAACATAGGAATGATGAACACATATTTGACTGACCTATTTAAAAAGCATTTAACCACAACTGAAGCAGATGTATTACGTCTTAGTTATGGATTAGATTGTGATAAGCATTCAGCGAATCAAATTGCAGACTATTTAGGTATTGAAGGAGCTAGTGCTTATGTAAGAATTTCTGAGATAAAGAAGCAAGCGATCGTAAAATTAATAGCTAATACCGATTCTTCTCAAGTGCTTGATTTTCTTTAGGTTATAGCTAAAATTCGTCCCAAAAATATACTAAATATGGGACAAAACATGTGATTATATTAATATAAATAGTAACTAATTAAATCAAATATATATGGCAGAAAAAAAAGAAGAAGTAATGTCTTTGCATAAAAAATTATCCAGAATTCAAGTAGAATTTAAAGCGGCTAAGTCTAAGTTCAACAGTTTTGGGAAATACAATTTTAGATCTGCAGAAGACATACTGGAAGCATTAAAACCCTTTAATGAAAAGTATGGTGTTTATTTTGTAATTAAGGAACATGTAACTTATAATGGTTCATTGCCAATTATGTTATCAAGTGCTGCAATTTACGATATTAACGGTACTGAATCCATTGAAGCTACAGCGGTAGTTGGCGTTGACTTAGTTCAAAAAGGTATGCAAACACCACAAGCATTTGGCTCAGCATCATCCTATGGTAAGAAATATGCATTAGGTAATTTACTTTTGATTGATGATACACAAGATGCTGATGCAACTAATACACACGGTAAAGATGCAAAACCTGTTGCAAAAACAAAATTAGATGTTAAAGATCCAGCATTTGAAAAAGCAAAAGACTTCGTTAAGGGAGGTGGTTCAATTGATACAATCAAATCTAAATATGATTTAACAACAGAAGCAACAACAATCTTATCTCAATTGTAATATGGATGACGAACAAATTAAAAAGATATTAAAACGATTAGAGAATGATGAAGACTATTATGGAGATCTGGGTAAAAAATTCTTATCTAACTCAGACATCAGATCCTTATTAAAAGATCCATTAACATTCAAGCAACCAATAACAGGCAATCCTAATTTGATTAAAGGTTCATATTTTCACACATTGATATTAGAACCAGATAAATTAGATAGGATTCGTATAATTGATACAACTACACGTAATACTTCTAAATACAAAGAATTATCAAACGGAGAGATGTGTTTATTACAGCATGAAGCAGACTCTTTAAATTTATTACGAGATGCTGTTATGGAAAACAATATAACAAGAGATCTTATTAGAGATATCGATGTTGAGTATGAAGTTCCTGGATTAGTTAATATGGGCGAATGGTTTAAGCTTAAGGCAGATATAAAGAACAATACACAATCATTGATAGTTGATTTAAAGACAACATCAGATATAGATAAGTTCAGATACTCTGCAAAAGAATATAACTATGACAGTCAAGCATATATTTATTCTACATATTTTAATATGGATATGGTATTCATCGCGGTAGATAAAACCACAAGAAAGATTGGAATATATGACTGCTCACCACAATTCTTAGAGCGGGGTAAAGATAAAGTTGAAAGAGCAATTGATGCTTATAGACTATTCTTTAAAGACGCAAATTTCGATTTAAAAAATTATTGTATCAATGAAACTTTGTAAGGATTGTGGTAAAGAGTTTACGCAAGGTGCTAAAAAAAGGCATTGCTGCAGAAGCTGCCATGGCCTTAGAGTAAAAGTTAGCAAATATAAAATTCCAAAAGAGAAAATTATTGAACTCTTGTCTAATGAATATTGTGATTTATGTGGTATATACATGAAAACGAAAAACATAGATCACTGTCATAAAACAGGAATTGTTAGAGGGATATTGTGTACAAATTGTAATACAGCTCTTGGAAAATTAAAAGATGATATATATTTACTTAGAAAAGCAATTAAATATTTAAAACAAACAGAAACACTTTAAAAAAATTAGTAACTAATAAACAATTATATATGGCAAGTATTATTAAATGTTCAATCAATTTAAACGACATTCCAAAACACAAGATCATCAACGGTGCTAAAGGAAAATACCTTCCTATCACAATTACATTAAATGATGAAGTTGATCAATTTGGAAACCAAGGACCTGTAATGGTAGAACAATCAAAAGAGGAACGCGAATCAAAAGCGGCAAAAGTTTATCTTGGTAATGTAAAAGTAGTATGGACAAACGGAACAAATGTTGATGCAGCTCCTAGACAAGATGGACAAGCACCACCACAGAAACAAGCACAATCGTTTGCTCCACAGGCGGATGATTTACCATTCTAACAATAATAAGGTATAGGCGCACTAACTTCCAATTTCAATAGAACGCATAACAAACTGTAGTAAGAAAGACCCCATTAATTGGGGTTTTTCTATCTATAATTAGTAACAATTAAATCATCTTATATGCAAGTAAATAGAACAGAAATAAATGGCTTCCAAATAGATACTTTTAATCAATATGGATTAGAAGAGAAAACACAAGGTACATGCCCATTATGTTCCGCTGATAGAAAAGGTGAACATAAAAAAGCAAAATGTGCATCTTACGATTGGGAAAGAGGTATTGGTACTTGTCACAACTGTAATAAATCATTTCAATTACACACATACCAACGCAAAGGTAAATCTGAAAAAGTATATACAAAACCAGAAAGAGATGCGGTAATTGATTCTGGTTTAGAATATCCGTATAGTGAAAAAGTGTTGAAATGGTTTGAAGAACGTGGTATATCCGCAAGCACATTACAAGAATTAAAAATATCTGAAGGCAAAGAGTTTATGCCACAAACAAGTAAGGAAGAGAATGTTATTCAATTCAATTATTTTATGGGTGATGATCTTGTTAACATAAAATATAGAGATGGCAGAAAACATTTTAAACTTTACAAGGGTGCTGAAAAAATATTCTATAACATTAATAGCATTGTAGGATTTGAATATTGTGTTATTGTAGAAGGCGAGATGGATGTTCTTGCATTACATGAAGCAGGAATAACAAACGTAATATCTGTTCCAAACGGAGCAACATTAAATAATAACAATCTTGATTACTTAGATAATTGTATAGATTATTTTGATGATAAAGATAGAATTATTATTGCTGTTGATTCAGATGAAGCAGGACAAGCATTACAAGTAGAATTAATTAGAAGACTAGGATCAGAACTTGTATATATCGCAACATTTGGAGATTGTAAAGACGCTAACGAATACTTATTAAAATATGGAAAAGAAAAATTATCACAATGTATCAGTGGATCAAAGCCTGTACCAATGGAGAATGTTACAACATTCAGAGATATTGAGGGGGAGATTACTGATTTCGTGCATAACGGTTTCAAACCTGGTTTTCAAGTTGGACTTCAAAACTTTGATGATATATTTTCAACTTATACTGGTCAATTTATTACTGTTACTGGTGTACCAAGTTCAGGTAAATCGGATTTTGTCGACCAGATGGTTATTGGTTACAATGAAAAATATGGGTGGAAAACGGCGTTTGCTTCTCCAGAAAATGTACCAACGTACTTGCATGCACACAAACTTATGCGAAAAGTGTGGCAAGGAATGCCTTCCAAAGAAGATATAGGTACAGAAAAATGGAATAGAATAGCTGATCACTGCAACCAAAGCTTCTTTCACATTGATATGGAAAGATATACTTTAGAATCTGTTTTAAGAAAAGCAGGTGAGCTTGTAAAAAGAAAAGGTATAAAATGCTTAGTTATAGATCCATTCAATAAGGTTAGAGATGTAGACTGTGCCACTGAAGACGTTAACAAATATACTATGGAATATCTATCTAAGATAGAAATATTTGCTAAGAAGTTTGATGTATTAGTTTTTATAGTCGCGCATCCTACAAAAATGTATAAAGATAAAGATGGTAAAATTGAAGAACCAACAATGTATTCAATTAAAGGCGGAGGCGAATGGTATGATGCCTCTTATCATGGATTACTTGTACATAGGAACTACGAAGAAAAAACTGTTAAAGTAAAAGTTCTTAAAGTCAAGTTTCAA